AAATGCTACAGCTAGTGGATTGTACCCACAGCTTGTAGAAAACTTTCCTTACAATAAATGCTTTATTTACAATACTCGTTCAGAAAGTGTCACTCAATTATCTGTAGATTTATATATGGGTGTAGCACGTTGTAGAACTGAAGTTGGACCCGTTTAGTCATTTTTTGTGTATATATTGTCAGCCCTTTACCAGAGGACTTGATTTTTATTAGGAGAAATTTAAATGGCAAGAAATGATAGAATTTTCTACGCCTGTAAAGCCGTACTCATTCAGCCCACAGGACAAGATCCAACGGCAGACCGAGTAGTAAAAGGTTTGCAGAGTGTAGGTATGAGTTCTAATTTCACGCTCGATCAGGTGTTTGAAATCGGTCAGCTTGAAATTTACGAAAACATCGAAGACGTTGCTGATGTCGAAGTTACCTTGGAAAAGGTTATTGATGGTCAGCCGTTAATCTTTAATTTGGCATCTGATGGCAAATGTAAAACCGATTTGGTTGCAGCGGCAAAGCAGCGATCAGACGTTTATGTTGCTATTTATGATGACGCTACTTCAAATGCTACCGGCCTTCCACGAAACGTTTGTTGGAACTCTGGTATGTACACCTCGTCCGTTTCTTACAACTACAGTGTTGATGGAAACGCCACCGAGTCAGTGACTTTGGTGGGTAACGACAAGTTCTGGAACGCTGATCAAAACAGCACCGGTGATACCGCTGAAGCTCAATACGGCACGATTGCCACTGGATTTGACAACGAAACTCCACCATCTGGTGTTGTTCGTCGTACCAATGTCAACGTTGGCGGATCAGTAATTCCACCAGAAGTTGAATCTCAGAAAGGCGATCTTGCTGGTAATAACAACCTGCATATCCAAAGTATTAGTGTTTCCGCCGACTTCGGACAGGAAAACTTGCTTGAGTTGGGTCGATTTGGACCTTACGCTAAGTTCGTTTCTTTCCCAATTGAGGTTAGTACCGAATTTGAAGTCATCGCGACTTCTGGTGATTTGAAGAGCGTTTCCGGTATCGCGGAAAACCTCAACGACAGAACAATCACCATTTTGGACGATGCTGGTACTGTTATCACTCTTGGTGATAAGAACAAGCTGTCTTCGATTTCTTACTCTGGTGGTGACACCGGTGGTGGAAACGCAACTGTTACCTACAGTTACACTAACTTTAACAGTCTCCTTGTAGACGATGGTGGTGGAACTTCTTAATAGATAGACGATAAGGACTTTGGATTGGACAATATCTATGAGGAAATGGTATTAAATAGAATAATTCAGGGTCGCTTACGCATAAGGCTAGGCGACCTTGTTTTTTATATTTATGAACCATCAAGAGATATACTGGAAGAATCTTTTGACGTTTATTACGACGCAAAAGAGCAGGCTTATTTCAATGGCAGCTATGTCGAACAAGAGGCATTAGAGCTACTTTTGAAGTACGAACTATGGAGTCCTTTTGACGATCAAAGGGCTAAGGATATGGATAAAAAAATAGAAGACTTAAAACTAGAGTGCTTCAAGAATTATTATAAACAAAAATATCTTGTCGGTGCAAAGAAAAACCTCAGAAACTTTGAAAAGATTCAACTCGATCTTTATTCTAAAAAGAAACAATTTGACCACTTGACATGTGAGGGCGTGGGGCAGTTTGCCAAGAACTCTTTCATTATAGAAAATACAACAAAAAACAAAGACGGTTCGCCATTCGACTTTTCTAAATATTCAGTTTCATATATTATGCAGAAATATCAAAGCAATATGATTACTGCCGAGACATTTAGAAAGATTGCCAGATCTTCAAAATGGAGGCAAATGTGGAACGCATCCAAGAAAAGAAATGATGTGTTTGGCAAACCTGCGTCAGACTTAGACCAATTCCAACTGAGCTTAATATCATTTTCTATCATGTACGACAACGTATATGAAAATCCAGATTGCCCCAAGGATCGGGTTATTGAGGATGATGATTGTTTAGATGGCTGGTTTATTTCGGAGAAGCGAAAACGAGACAAAGAAAAGAAACAAGCGGAGATTGATAAAATGCTAGAGGGTAGTAAAGTTGCAGGATCGGACGAGATTTATCTTGTTGCAAATAACCAGTCGGAAGCAAAAGAAATCTACGGCTTGAATGACGATCACACAAGGCACAGCATTATTGCTGCCAGACAAGCCCAGCTTGATGCAAATGCTGGTAAAGATGTTAAATTTGAAGATTTAGCAGACATTAAACAGCAACGCATGATGAACGCCGTACAGCAAGGAACCAAAGCCATTAAAGGAAGAGGACGATAAAATGTCGGAAAAGAGTTACAATAAGTTTTTGAAAGAATCTATTAATTTAAAAAATGTAAGGGAGGAACGGAAAAAGGATATAGCTAAAGAGTCCTTATTCAAAAGCTCTAAAAAGAGAGTGCAAACTACTATGATTGGAGCCTTGGATATACTTGAAAAGCAATTTGGCTTCCTGTGGGGTTTTGAGCAACAGGAAGAAATTACACCAGAACAAGCTCAATTAAAAGAAATTTATGACGAAGCAAGAGCAAAGATACTAGATAAGGGCAATACTCAAATTAGGAATATGGAAGCTGACTTTGCTAATTATGAAATAACCAAGAAAAGATACCATATCAATATACCGGTTGTCGGTAATGATAATTTAAACTCAGGAGAAGAAAAATGACGGATAAAACTAGAATTATCGAAGGCGAAAACTTAGAAGGTAAAACTGTAAAGGTTCTTCTTAAAACACCAGATGCCGGTGATTATCGTGATTCGCAAGTGGAATACAATAAGGCTTTTAGAAAGGCTCTGGACTCCGGTGCGTTGCTAAGGCAAAAGCTGGATGACTATATGCGTGAGCAAGATATTTGGAGCGATGCAAAACAAGCAAAGAATGATGCCTACGTTGACAGTATCCAAAAGATGGAAGAAGCTCTACAAGGGGGTGGCATCAAGCTCTCCGAGGCTAAAGACATCGCTTTAAAACTAAGAGTGGCCCGTGTAGAATTTAGAGATCTTCTCGCAGAAAAAAATAATCTGGACCAGAATTCTGTAGAAGGTCAGGCTGATAACGCTAGATTCTCTGAGCTTGTTAGGCTTTGCATGTTGAACCCAACTACTAAAAAGCCGTATTTCCCAACTCAGGCAGATTACGATGCTGCCGCAGATCAGCCTTGGGTAATCAAAGCAGCTAGTGAACTTGCTGGAATCTTGTATGGTCTTGATCCTGATTATGACCAAAAGTTGACCGAAAACAAGTTCTTGAAGGAGTTTGATTTCGTTAATGATGATTTGAATCTAATCAACGAAGCTGGACACACCGTAGATGGCGATGGTCGCCTAATTGACGAGTTTGGTCGATTTGTTGCATATCGAACACCAGAAGCGGAAGCGGCCAAAGACGAAGAACAGCGTTATTTCTGTAATCGTGATGGCGAAGAGGTGATTAAGGTTACTGATTCAGACGGCGAGGAGAATTGGGTTAGAAAGGCACTGGCCACAAGAAAGCCCTTCTTGGATGACGACGGAAATGAGATTGTCACTGCCAAAAAGGAAGATGTCGAGAAAGAAGAAGACTTGGTTGCTGATGTTCCGGTCGCGGAATCAAAAACCACCAAAACTAGGAAAAAGCCTGCAACTGAAAAAGGCACTTCTAGTTAATAAAATGTGTATGTAATTTCAGGGAGATTCTGCGGGGCGTATCATCGCCCCGCGTATTTTAACATGAGAAGGCAAAATGGCACAGGCATTTAATCTTACGGCACAAATACAGGTTCAAGCTAATCAATCCAATATTAACCAAACAGTTAATAGGATTAAAAAACAGCTTCAGCCAATTGGAAATGTAAACCTTAAAGTAAATACCAATGCTCAGGCTTTAGCTAAAGCAAGTAAATCAGTTCAAGGTTTAAGTAAGGGTTTTCAGCAGTCGCAGAAAAATGCTGCCGGTCTAAATAGAACTTTGGCAGAATCAGCCAGAAGATTCAGTGTTATTACTGTCGCCACAGGTACATTACTTTCTTTTGTAAATGCCTTCAAGAAATCAGTCAGAGCGGCTATTGAGTTTGAAGCTGAGTTGATTAAGATTTCCCAAGTCACCGGTAGAACTACTGGACAGCTTAAAGGTCTTACGGATGAAGTTTCTAAATTATCTACTTCTCTTGGTGTTTCTTCTGCCGACCTTTTGAATACTTCTCGTATTTTGCTTCAGACTGGTCTTAGTGCTGATAAGGCAACGAAGGCATTGGAGATCCTTGCCAAGACAAGTTTAGCAGCAACGTTTGATGATATTCAGTCTACTACCGAGGGTGCTATCGCTATTCTCAATCAGTTTGGTAGACAGGCCGCAGCTACCGGAAACGATATTAAGTTTTTGGAACAAAGTTTAGATGCTATTAATGCTGTGTCTAAAAACTTTGCTGTAGAATCTGGCGACCTCGTTAGTGCTATTCGTCGTGTTGGTGGTGTTTTCTCAAACGCTGGCGGTAGTGTGGAAGAGCTTGTTGCTTTGTTCACAAGTGTTCGTGCAACTACTCGTGAAAGTGCAGAGACAATCGCTACTGGTCTTCGTACCATCTTCACAAGAATTCAGCGTGCTGAAACTGTCGAGCAGTTGAAACAGCTTGGTATTCAGCTTCAAGATGCACAGGGTAACTTTGTTGGAGCTTTTGAAGCTGTTAAGAGATTGTCAGCAGGATTGTCTGGACTTGATCCTCGTAGCTTTAGATTCTCTCAGATCGTTGAAGAGCTAGGCGGATTCCGTCAGATTGGTAAAGTTATTCCTCTTATCAATCAGTTTACTGTCGCTCAGAACGCATTAAATGTAGCTCAAAATGCAAGTGGTTCCGTTAGCAAAGATGCTCAGACTGCACAAAAGGGACTGGGCATTGAAATTGCAAAAACAAGAGAGCAATTTAATGAATTAATTAGATCTTTCACAAGTAGCGAAACATTCAGATCTACAACTGTATTCTTGCTGAAACTCGCACAATCCTTTATTAAAGTTGCCGAAGCTGTAGAACCTTTGCTTCCACTACTGGGAAGTTTGTTTGCACTTAAAGTTGGACAGGGATTGGCTGGTGGACTTGGGCTTCTTAGGGGTTTTGCTGGTGGTTCTAGTGGAATTAGGGCAAGCAGATTTAATTCTGGCGGTATGGTTCCCGGCAGTGGAAATCGCGATACTGTTCCTGCGATGTTGACTCCGGGCGAATTCGTCATCAGAAAACAGAGTGTTCAGAAATTAGGTGCTAACAATCTAGCACAAATGAACGCTAAGGGATATGCTAGTGGCGGTCCAATAACTAGAACCGTTAGCAGGCTTGATAAAAAGTTTCCCTCTATTCCGAGAAACAGAGCATCATTTAAAAATATTCAGCCCAGTGATACTGTATCTGGCAATATCAAAATAACTTCATTTGATAAAATTCCTCCCAGAACTTCAACTCCAGTCCTACAACAATTAAGTTCTAAAAATACTAAAGTTTCTGCGGATGCTTTTGAAAAGATTGTTGCCAAACAATTAAAAGGAAAACTTCTTAGTCCTGATCAGTCACCTATTGATGTTGCTACTGGAAGCGGTCTAGTAGAAGTAAAATTTAGACCAGTTGGTGCCGTATCAAATACCGAGATTCTTGGTAAGCTATTTAGAGATAGTCTTGGAAAAGAAGCTGGAAGCACGAAACGAAGAGCGGCAAGTTTACGAAATTACAAAACGACCAAGGGCGGTGAAAACTCTAACTTTGGAACTATTGGTCTGGCTGTTCCGACAGACAAGAACGCCCTGATTAAAGAGGCGAGATCCATAATAAGACAGCGTAATGCTAAAAAGAAACAACAAAACGCTGCATTTGGTGGATTGATTCAAAGGTTTGCTGCCGGTGGATCTGTTCTAAATACCACTCAGGTTGGTGCTGCCATTCTTGATCCAGACATTCCCGGCAAGGCATCAGAAGACCTCGGTAATATTGGAGCCAAAGATGTTCAGGCTTCCCTTGCCGTAAAGGGAAGTAAATTCAAAGGAAGAATTGGCGAGTTTATTAAATCTGTTACCGGCACCACAAGCAGAAAGTTTACGCTAAAAAGACAGGGTTTGGACGAAAGAACCAGTGGTAAATTTTCAGAAGGTATTCTGGATGGTGTTGTAGATGGAGTTTCTACAGCTAGTAATAGACTTGGTGCAGATCTTGGTCTTGGGAACATTCCAGTAGCTCAAGATAGTATTGCTGGACTGAGAAGATTCTTTGGTAAAGAAGGTAGTGTTGTTGGTCAATTATTTGAAGCTGCTGTAAATAATGTCAGTAATCTTGGTAAATTTTCTGAAGGTGCTATCGGGGCACCATTTGATTTTGCTGGCGGTATTAGTGGACCACTTGCTGATAACTATAATAGATTGCCCGCTGGATTTGTCGATGCTAAGAAAAGTTTTGGCGTTGCAACAAAAGCTAACTTTAGAGGAAAAATTGCTAACCAGATTGGTAGGGAGTTCAACGCCAGTAGATTCAATGCTCCTAAAGGGAAAGCCACTGGCGGTCCTGCTGGATCTGATACTGTTCCCGCCCTTTTGACTCCGGGTGAATTCGTCTTTAACAAAAAGGCAGCAGATAGCATTGGTCGTGCTAACCTTGACAGAATGAACAAGCAGGGCGTTGCCCGTTTCGCTAAAGGTGGAAGTGTTGGCTTTAAAAGATTCGCGAAGGGTGGGCCAACTGGTTCTGGTTTAGGATTGAATAATGTAAATGTTGGAAACCTAAACGAAGTAGTAAAAGCATTAAACAGTATCGGGGTTAGTGCTGGAAAAACAGCCGAATCAACAGCTAGATATAATCAGTCTTTGAATCTTGCTGCTCAAGCACTGCTGGGTGGAGCTTCCAGTGCTCAGGCTTTTGATATAGCGTTTAAGAATCTTAAACAATCTAGCGATCAAGCTAAACAGTCTGTTGAAGCCACCGCAAAAGCACAAGCTGCCGCTAGAGCTAATCCTACGGCTGGCAATACTGTCGCCGGGGACACTAGGCTGAAAAGTGCTCAAGGTCTTGGTGGCGGTTCTCCAACCAAATCATTTGGACAAGCTGCCGCAGGAGAAAAGAAAGGAACTGCGGTAAGGGAGGCTCTTGCAGCCCAACAGAAAAAAGAAATTGCCGCTATTGCCAGAGAGATTCGAGCTACCGACCAAAACGTAAAAGCAAAAGATGCGATAACTAGGGCTGAAAACGTTGTTCGTAATGAATATGGTGTTCTGGGCAAAGAACTTATAAAAATCACCAAGAACGGCAAAGTTGTTGGAAAAGAACAGGTGGCTTTGTCCAAGGCTTTGAAAGACAGGACTGCTCAACTCAAGTCGGGTGCTGGCAAAGTTGCGAGCGGTGCTGGTCAGGTTGTGGGTGGTGCTGGTCAGACATTCCAAAAAGCTGGAGCAGCTACTCAAAGTCTTCAAACATTTGCTTTTGCTGGAGCGGCACTGGGTGGTGTTGCAACCTCCGCTCTCGGATTAAAAGGAGCACAAGAAGAGGCGGCACAGCAAACTATTGCTATGGCAACAACGTTCTTGTTCTTAGGATCGACTGTTCTTGACTTGCTGGGTAATCTTGCCACTTTTGGAACTTCCACTAAAGCGGCTGCCGGTGCAAACTTAGAGGCTGCTACTACCGAAGGCGTGGAATCGAAGGCAAACATTACCAATGCTACCACAGAAGGTCTTGAAACTCAATCCAATATTGGGGCAAAAGTTTCGGAAGATCTTGAAACCCAATCTAATCTTGCCTCTGCTGGATCTGGTGTTGCTGGTGCGTTGATTGGAGTTGCTGCTGTTGCTGCTGGTGTTTACATAGCTTTCCAATACTTAATTACCGAGGCAAATGCTAGAGCAGATGCGGAAGCAAAAGCCAATAAAGCCATTCTTGATAATATCAGATCTGGCAAAGGTGGAAGTGCTGAAGGTTTGCAAGCGGGCGTTGCCAAAGAAATTACAGCAAGAAACGAGGCCAATGTTAGAACACAGCAACGTA